GTTAAAAAGTAAGGAAAAACCAAAACCACGACTACGATAGTGAAGATTTCTACAAGCGCATAGAGCAGCTTGCAATGAACGGATACACGGACGAGGAGATAGCAAATGAGCTTAATCTTCGTAGAGAGGTGTTTACTTGCATGAAAAATGGCAACTATGAGAATTGGACGGATGAAGAAAACAAAAGGCGTGGAGGTCAAATAACTAACGTCTTAGCGCATGGTCGGACAAAGATAGTTGCCTTACTCCGCGGTGCGTACATCAAGGGTGCGTTTGGTGGGAAGAAGACAAAATCAAGGATAGTTAAGTTCGTACAAGATAAGTGCGAGTGTATGGGGGCAGATAAGAAATGCCCCTATTGCGGTGGCACTGGATGGGTGACGCTGACGGATAAAGCAGTAGTGCAAGAGTCAGAAATGGAGTTGCCTCCTAATATGCAGGCTATCGCAACCCTACTCTATCACCACGACCCAACATGGCGTAAGATGGAGAAGAAACAAGACGATGAAGATGCTTTGTATTCCGAGAATGGTATCGACATAGATAAGTGGATGACCGATAACACAAATGAATAGAATAACCCCTCAACAGATATATGCTCCGTTGTACCATAACAAGGATAAGTTTATCATTCTTGTTACTGGTGGTCGTGGAAGTGGAAAGTCTTTCAATGTTTCCACTTTCATTGAGCGTCTGTTGTTTGAGGTCAAGCATCCAACTCCTGCAAAGCGGATAGTCCATCAGATACTCTATACCCGTTATACAATGGTGTCGGCTTCAATGTCCGTTATCCCCGAGTTTATGGAGAAGGTGGAACTTGATGGGAACTCGAAATGGTACACACACACAAAGACGGATGTCAAGAATCTCCGTAGCGGTGGCGCAGTGATGTTTAGAGGTATCAAGACATCAAGCGGAAACCAAACGGCAAAGCTGAAATCTATTCATGGTGTTACAGACTTTGTTGTTGACGAGGCAGAGGAGTGGGTATCAGAGCGAGAATTTGAAACAATCATGCTCTCTATCCGTCAGAAAGGAATACAGAACCGCATTATTATTATCATGAACCCTACGGACAATAACCATTGGGTCTATAAGCGATTTTTAGAGAACACGCATAAGGAGGTGATGTATGATGGTGTACCCGTTCAGATAAGTACCCACCCGAATGTATTGCATATCCATACAACCTACTTGGATAATATCGAGAACCTCTCCCCCGAGTTCATCAAGGAGGTTGAGGACATGAAAGCTAACAACCCCGAGAAATATGCGCACACCGTCATGGGTAGATGGGCGGATGTTGCAGAGGGTGCAGTGTTTAAGCATATAGGTATTGTTAAGGAGTTCCCGAAGTGGTGCAAAAAGGTTGCTATCGGTGATGACTTCGGATTTACGCACGACCCGAGCGCAGGAATATTATGCGGTATCATTGATAATGACTTGTATCTTGATGAACTCTTCTATCGAACGGGCATGTTGTCATCTGATATTGTAAAGGAACTCAAACGCTTTGGCAGCTTAAAGGTATTCTCCGAGAGTGCCGACCCCCGACTGATACAAGAGATACATAACGCAGGTATAAAGATTTACCCCGTAGACAAGAGCGGCAACTCTATCATAGCAGGAATAGACAAGATGCTATCCTTTGACCATATCTTTGTTACAGAGCGGTCGTACAACCTCCGTACAGAGTTCAGAAAGTATGTGTGGGACACTGATAAGGACGGCAACTATATCAACCAACCAATAGACAAATATAACCACGGCATAGATGCAGTTCGTTATTATATTCTTGGGCAACTATTAGGAAAGATTTTAAAACCAAAGGGCGACATGGCAGCAGCTTTTGCCCGATAAACAGGATAACAATATGATAAAGACATTAGATGACATCCTCGCACTTGAGGACATTGATAAGAAGATTAGTTACCTTAAGAAGGGCAGGCGCAATCCTCTCCCCGACACATCAGCAAATCTTGCTGATTGGGACATGACGAAACATGATATCATGAATCCCGAACTTTACAAGAAGATTAAAGTCCTTGTAAAGATGGAATATGATGATGTTGACCGCGAAAGTGGACACAAAATACACGAGCCTGCACAATATGAGATGAAAGAGCCTAACCGCATTGCGCTTCCTATTGAGCAGGATATAGTAAACATCCATACTGCCTTTTGTGTAGGCACAGAACCCACGCTTGACTGCAATCCCGAAGATGACGGAGAAAAGAATGTGTTTGAAACTATCAAGCAGGTGTTCAAGAAGAATAAACTGAAATTTCAAAACCGTAAGTTAGTCCGTTCATGGCTATCAGAGCAGGAAGTAGCGGAGTATTGGTACGTAGTCAAAGATGATGGCTTTTGGGCACAGCTAAAGCGCAGAATTGCGTCTCTCTTTGGGAATAAAGTACCAGAATATCAGTTAAGGTCGCAAATATGGTCGCCTTTCCGTGGCGATACATTATATCCTTTTTATGACGATAATGGTAAAATGATAGCTTTCTCCCGTGAATACAAGAAGAAAGATTTAGACGGCAACGAACACACCGTATTCATGACTATTACAGGAGACAAGATATATCAGTGGGAACTTGATAAAACCTGGTCGGAGAATGTAGAACGCACGTTTGCACATCAGTTTAAGAAACTCCCCGTTATGTATGCTTTTCGTCCTGAGCCATTATGCGCAAAGGTTAAGCAGTTACGTGTCCGATTAGAAAAATGCTTGAGTGGCTATGCTGATTGTATAGATAATCACTTCTTTCCACTCCTTATGCTCTTTGGAGAGTTGCAGCCCGACAATTTGAGCGGTGATGCAAGAAATAGAATGATGCAGCTGACGGGAGATGGTGCAAATGCGCAATACCTCACATGGAATCAATCTTCCGACCCTATCAAGGTGGAGATTGAAACATACTTTAATCAGATTTACGGACTGACAAATACACCTCGTATATCATTTGACCAACTCAAAGGGACTGGCAATGCTCTTAGTGGCACGGCTTTTCGATATGTCTTTATGGCCGCTCACATGGCAGTACAGAATCACGCAGAGGAATTGGGAGAGTTCTTCCAAAGACGTGTTAACTTCCTCACGTCTGCTATTGGCACGCTGAACACATCACTTGAAGCTGCAAGTAAGACGGTAAGCATCGAAACAGAGATTGTCCCTTTCATGATTGATAGCGAAAGAGATAAGGTCGAAACTGCAGCCGCTGCAGTGAGTGGTGGCGTATGGAGTACGGAACACGGCGTAGCATACTGCTCTGACTATGGCGAGTTGCAGGACGAGTTGCAACAAATCAAGGAGGAGCAGAAGACCGCACAAACTGCCACGGCAAAGCAAGAATAAAAGGTGTCGAATTCGACACCTTTAGAGAATATTTTGTATCTTTGCGTCATAACAAAACGATAAATTTATGAAGCAGAATGTTTGTTGGGTAAAAATCAAAGACGAATGTAGACAAACATCCATTAGGCTTATTTCCTATGGTGTTTATAGCTTATCTCATGACTATCCAATTAAGATATGTAAAGCTATAGGATATGATAATCAAGAATTAGCAGTAGTCATAGATACCTCTTTAGGATATGTAGACGTTCCTATATGCATAAGAATTGAAGATACTGAGACACTATCAGCGTACGAAGTCTCTCAAATGGAATTTTTACAAAAAGATAAACGAGATAAGATATGTAATGAAATTATTAGTTATTTGATTTAATTTTAGAACATTATCGTTTACATTTAAGCTGCTATCTGTGAAGATGGTAGCCTTTTTTATGCCTTTTTATTACAACCGTCTTATTGTCATTTCTCAGCCACTGAAAAACACAAATCCCCCTTTTATAATGTGTAAATTTGAAAAGATTTATTCAAGTTAACACTTTATAAAGTATGAACATTTACGAGCAAATTTTGGCTGGCCTTAAAACCAAATTTCAAGGGGTTGAGGATGCCACACTTCAGCGTATTGCAAGCAAGAAAGCTGAAGGAGTAACGGACGAGAGCAAGGTAAACTCTATCGTTGAGGGTATCTCCTTTCAAGACGTTCTAACAAGCTATGGCGACTATCGGGCTGATGGTGCGCAGAAAACCGCAGTTTCAAACTACGAGAAGAAGCACAACATCAAGGACGGAAAGCCAATCGAGGAACCAAAGCCACAAGACCCACTACCAACACCGACTCCACAGACAACGGAACAAGTGCCATCGTGGGCGCAAAGTCTTATTGACTCTAATAAGACATTGAGCGAGAAGTTAGCTGCAATGGACGCAAAGACAAAGGCGGACGAACGCAACCAACAGATTGCAGTAGTGGCTAAGTCATTCGGTATCCCTGAATATGTCTATAAAGGAAAGCAAATCGCTGATGATGTAGACCTTAATCAGTACTTTACTGATGTAAAGCAGGAGATGCAGAATGGTGGATTCCAGTTCGCAAAATCTCCCGAAGAGGGAAATCACGAACACAAAAGCGAGATTAGTTCCATTGCTGAACAAATCAATAAGGGAACACAAGAGATTGTAGAACAAAACAAAAAGTAATTTATGGCAGGATTTAAGTACAATTTGCCACCAAAGGAAGAGCAGGAAGAGCGTTACGACGTTTCTACGGGTCTTCGTCGTCGTGGCAATTACGTCCTTGATGTCGCAGGATTGGCAGTAGGTAGCTATGTTCCATCATTTACTCCTATTGCAGCCGACCTCAAGGCAAAGACCGCAAAGATTGTGGTTAATGCTCTTGTAAAAGAGAATGTTGGTGCAACTGATACCAAAGTGAAGATTGCTAAGGGCTCATACGTTGTTATGGGAACTATCCTCGGCAACGGCACTAAGGGCGCAACAGTTAACGCCATTGACAAGTCAAAGGCAGAGTATGACGAACTCACACTCAGTGCAGCTATGGGCGCATTGAAGACAGAAGATGTGTTGTTTGAGGCAAAGGCAGCAGATGGCAAAGAGCCTAAGAATGTTGCTAACTCCGCACTTTATGAAACTCATAAGGTTGTAGACGGCATTAACTCCGTTGCACTCTTACAGAGAGCATTTGAGATTGAACCCGAGAAGTTGGTAACTCCTTTCTCTCAAAAGGACAAGGATAATCTCCCTCACTTCCAGTTTAACGAGTAAAAGAAAGGGCATATTATGACATTGACTATTCAATCATTATTTAACGAGCCTGCTATCGTAGGTGCAGTTATTAATCGTGTCCTTCAAACAAGAACGGACGCTATTTATTGGCAGGAGTTCCTTGACTGGCGTAAGACCACCACACGAGTATTCAAGGACTATATCGGTTCTGTTCGTGGCGTGATGGCAGGTTCTATCAACTCGCAGTTTGGTGAGAAGCCAATCCGTGAGCGTAGAAACATGGGCGAGGGCTATGGCGAGATTGCTTATCTTGGTGACCGCTATCAAATGAGTGTAGACCGACTATCAGAATTGCAGGATTTGCTTGATAAGTACAACGAGGCGAACGCTACAGGGCAGGTGTCAGCACTCAACGATATCATCAGCTTCATTTACGATGATTATCGTCAAGTTATGCTTGCTGCTCACAAGCGTATGGATTTAGTTGTTGGCGACCTCCTTATGACGGGTAAGGCTTCTGTTCGTAACAAGGACAAGGCTGTATCAGAGCAGAACGCTACGGAGTTCCTCAACATCGAACTTCCTATGAATGCTATCGAGTTGCAGGATAGTGACGTTATCGACGGCACAAAGAAGAAGATGGTTACTTACCTCATGAACAAACTCAATGAGCTTGCTCCTGACTTCGGTAAGTACTCAAAGATGATTATGAGCCGTGGTACATTTGTTAAGCATATCGTCGGCTCTTCGGAGTTTGGCGACATGTTCAAGATGCAGCTTGGCTCTAATCAGATGTATCTCTCAACAGGTCTTGTAACGTCTGACCTTGCTTCAGACCTCTTCACGGGTATTGGTCTCCCTGCTATCGAAATCAAGGATGACTACGTGAAGGAGCAGAACGGCAAGAATGTACAGGTTTATGCAGATGGTCACATCACTCTCCTTCCACAGGATAAGGTTGGCTATATGCGTTACCACACTCCGTATGAGCAGACCGACCCAGTGCCAGGCATGACCTACACTCCAACGGGTGATGGCGATATGCTTGTAGCTGCTAATCGAGACCACAACGGACGTTACTTAGAGTACACCGCAGAGTGGATTCCACAGATTGCAGACCCAACTCTTATTACCACATTTGACCTTACCAAGTTGACAAAATGAACGTAAGGCAGTACATATCAGACAAGTTTCAGTCTTTCGGCATACAAGTGTCGGAGGCTGACTTGTCGGATATGTCTCTCAATGCGAAAGTGGCAATAAGTGATGATGTGATGAGTGATAACGTAGATTCTATCTCTGTTGCTATTGCCCAATTTATTCCATCCCTTTTGCTTCGTCCTACTTCTATCAATGAGAGCGGTTTCTCTATGTCGTGGAATACTCAAGGCGTAAAGGACTATTACTCTCTCCTTTGTAAGAAGTATGGATTGAAAGACGAACTCAACGACAATAAACCGAAGATACGCATCTTATGATATTCGCACCACACATATTGCAGGTTAAAAGGGTTACACCACTCCAAGAGGACGAGTACGGACACCCAATTCCTAACACGGGAGGTGAAGAGTGGATAACACTCTGTAAGTGCCGTTGTGATGACAACACCACAAAAGAGTTCAACTCTCCTAATGGTGATGTGTACAGACCTAATTTCCACGTAGTATGTGAGATGAATGTCGACATAAAAGCAGGTACTGAGGTTAGATGTCTTGAGGGGGAAAGCGTACGAGGAGAAGGCAAGGTTTACATTGTAAAGAATGCTAACTATTTCAATAACTCTGAATTATGGTTGTAGATAGTGATTTCTCTGATGTAGACCAGTTCTTTGATGATTTAGAGTGGGAGGTTCAGAAAGGTATGATAGACGTTGGCGATGCGGCAGTAAAGGACGCAGAAGAAAGCGGAACATACCAAGACCACACACTCACTTTGAGAACGTCCAATACATTCGATGTAGACGAGGACGGACTGACATTAGAGAACACCGCTCCTTACGCCTCCTATGTCGAGGCAAAGGGATTTGAAGTATTAAGCGGTTCAGCATTGAGAGCAGAGAAGAAACTAAAAGAAATGTTTGAATGATAGTAACTACCGACATAGCAGATATTCTTTACCGAGATTGCAAGGCGTTTGGGATAGAGATAGTTCCTTTCGGCAAGACCATTATGGGCGAACTGAAAGACGAACGCATTACTATCCATGTCAAAGGACAGACCCCGAGCAAGTATTGGGAGAAGTGTTTTTGTGAAGTCAATCTGTGCGTGCCTGATTTGGGGGCGAATATTGCTAATACGCTCCGATTAAAAGAATTGGAACGAAAGGCAAAGAAACTCTTCAAAAGCGTAACAGATGAGTTTGACGAAACAAGATACAACTATGAGGTAGATACAATCCACATTGAAGCGGACACTGCTTTGAAGTGCCATTTTATTAATTGTAGAATATTGTTTAACGTATTAAACGTAATATAATTATGGGACAAATTTCATCTGTAGGTATCAAGCGTATCATTTATGCAGATACTTCCGTCGTAACAAAGGATATAACTGCCGACTTTGCAAAAAATATCATCAAGGCGGCTATCACAGCTAAAACAGAGGTTAAGAACGTTCACGGAGAAACGTGGACCGTTGAGGAAAGTGAGCCTTCTGTTACAACACACAAGAATCAGCTTACGGGGCAGGCATATCGATATGACACTACTCCTGGTGAGTTGACGGTTCAATTTACTATCGGCCAATATGAGTATGCAACGAAAGCGGCTCTTAT